AACTTCTTAACTGTGCTGTACCTAAGTATGATTCATTTAAAGCAAAATTTGCTATAAGTGCATTATAGTGTGTATTATAAGCTAAAACATCGAGGATGTTTGATAAGCCCGATGCTTCAAAATTATAATCAGCAAACTCATCTTGTGCTGCTAAAAAAGTCTTTAGATTGTTTTTAATTGAATTAAAATCTAAAGCTGTAGATTTAATTGTTGTTGCCATATTATCTTAACCTCGATACTACGAATGAAAAATTAATTTGTTGTGTTGTATTTTTTACTTGTACAATTAAGTTAACTCGTATTTCATTATTATTTTCTAAAGGAAATACACTTAATCCTAAAATCTCAGCACGAGGTTCGAATATCTCTATTGAAGTAATTATGTTTCTTCTTATTTCATTAGGAGTATTAGTACCAATGAGGTCAAATAAGTAAGACCTAATATTTGCACCAAATGCAGGTTGAAAAGGTCTCTCAAGTCTATTTGTTAATAAAAGACTACGAATAGCTTGCTTAACAGCTGCAGCATCTTCTTTCTTATAGACATCACCTGTTTGCTTTTTTGCAAACGTTAAATCTATATCTTTATACTTTCTAACTCGAGAAGTTAATATACTCGATGTTAGATTTTGATCTTCTGCTGATAATGCTCGTGCCATAATACATTATTTATAATACTATTAAGAAAATTCTACTAATTCATTTGTTGCCTGAACATAGTTATTGTACAAAGTTTCTATTTGACCACTAAATGATACGTCAAAAGATTCAGGCACAGATGGCATGTGTAATAAGATAGAAACACTTAAAGAACCGTCAGGATTAAAGTGATCATACCACAATTGTATTTTTTCAAAATTAATATAATCTTTCCAAAATTCTGCTACATCAAAAGTCTGTGGTATATCAACATTACCGTCTTTACCAACAACTTGATAACCGACAATTTGTCCATTCGTTTGTACATCAGTCGGTACTAATCGAATGGAGCTAAAATTTTTATTATCATGCACAATTCTCATTGCCTCAGCTTGCAAATATAAGTTTCTTGCTAACTGAAATTCATTTCCTTTATAATCTTGCATTGTGCTTGGTGTTCCTGGTGCACCAATAAATTTGGCTACAGTTATTCCAGGACCAAGTGGAGTAGAAGATTCTATTGCACTTCTAAAATTTGGATTGTATAATGGGTCAACTAATATAATCATTATTTTCTCTCAGCTGGTATAAATCGTTTACTTCTATTTTCGATTGCATTATTTCCAATTGCATCATAACCAAACCTAGAAGTTGGTTGTCTTCCAACAGATCTTTCAATCTTTTCATCTGCTGGCATTGCATCAGCATACTTAACATTAATTTTATTTTCTTTTACTAATTGGTCTGCAAGTAAACCGCCACTTGAATTACTTCTTAATAAGTGTCTGATCTCATGAATGTTTGGCTCATGATTTAACAAGTTCTGATATCGTGCTCTTGTCTGATTATCTTTAATTAGATTATTTGGATCGATACTTACATTTCTAACACCATAGTTTGATGATGCAAGTAAACCAGTGACAATTGGTGTACTTCCTGTTTTATCAACTGCAGATGGTGTTTTGACAAAGAGTAGAGCTTTTTTCGCAGGTGATTTTGCGATAGCTGCTCCAGTTGGTGCAGCTCCAGCAGTCGTAGCATAATCAGCAAATGGAGTTGCTCCAGCTTTATTCGCAAATAATGCACTACTCGCTGTTCCAACAAGTGTACCATACATTGTAGTAGCTTTACCAACACCGAGTCCAGAATAAGTTCTACCTAAGTGATCGACTAAATCACCACCAACTACACCCGTATTACCAGTAACACTAATTGAATTACCTGTAAACATTGCAGTTGTTTTTGCTGCAATTGCATACGTTTGTCCAGATTGTCTAACTTTTCCATTACTACTAAAGTCTACATCACCTTCAACATAATCTTTTCTTTCTCCTTTTACAAATACGTTATGATTGCCTAAAGAAGTAAGTGTGTTTGTTCCAACAACACTTTTAGATGATGCACCGTCAACACTAATTCTTTCATTACCATGAACAGTAGTAACTCTATTTTCGTATATGTCTTCATCTAAACCATTTTTTACTTTTACTGCCATGTTACCACCGACAGTCAAGTTATAATCTCCAGTTACTTCTACATCTAAATTACCGTTGTAAATAAGTTTTGCTGTACCTTCAACGATAACTGTATCATCGCCTCCAACAACTTCAACGCGATTTCTTTTTGAACTGTGTACTGTACTACCATCTGCTCTGAGTTCTACTCCAGAACCAGACTTATGTTTAATGAGTATTCTTTCACCGCCTGGCGTATCATCAATCTCAATCACATGACCTGATGATGTTTCTTGTACTTGGTTATGTGGATATTCTGATGCTCTTTGATCTGGTAAATCGATAGATACATTTAATTCTCCACCACCAATGTATAACTCATTTACTTTTGCACCACGAGCTGCAGCATTAATTGAAGTTCCAAAGAAATAATCTTTACGAGGATATTCTCCAGTAGGATCGTTAAAGCCTTCTGTCTTTATTCCCTGTGATTGATTTACTTGATCTCTTTCTATTTCTGTAGTCATGGTAATACCGTTGAATTAATTTCTGCTGGTTCAAATGCTGTACCAACAGATGGATCTGCAAATAAAGACTTCTTATTGAAAACATCCTCAACGTAATCTCTTACGTCAAATCCAGGATCAATAAATTCTGGATCTAAATCATTGTGACCAATAATCTGTCCTCCAGGATATCTTAAATAAAAAGCTGCACAGAATTTTTCAAATGTTGCAAATTGTGCTTGTGTTAGTGATTTAGAAGATAAGTACTTATCAGGATTTTCTGTTTTTGTTGGACAATTATATCCACCAACAAAAGCAACACCTAAACTCTTTGTATTATGATTTAATTTTGTTGTATGATTAGATGTCAAACCTGTAGGTCGACCTCTTTGTAGTGAACCATCTCTACGTATCACAAAATGATATTGTATACCATCTTCACCTAAGTCTATTTCTGTGTTATTAATTTCTTCTGAACCTATATCTTGGTTTGAGAAGTGTTTAGTCCAATGTACAACAACTCCGGTAATAGGTCTAAGTATAGCTGCTAAATCTGCTCTTAACTCTTCAACTGTGTTAATGTAACTAAAAATAATTGTTCTCTTATTTGAAACTTGCCATTCAGCAACATTCGATCCAATCTGAAATGGTGGATCAAATGCAGATTGACTTGTGTCAATTTCTAATGCATCTGTAATGGTAGAAATATTTGGATCAACTTTTTGTGATACTCTTTGAACTAAACCAAGAGCTTTATTTCCGCCTAATACACTACTTACTCTGCTTTGAAAACTCTGTACACCGTTTTGAATATTATTTACATTGTCTTTTAAATTCTGTACTGAATTAAGTACTGTCTGACCATCAGCTCCAGTTAATTCTGCAACTTGTTCTTGAACATTAAATTTTTCTGTGCTAAATGTTTTAAACTGATTAATGATATTAATGTCACTATCTGTAGCATTCGAAGGTATAAAATCAGAACTTACATATTGACCAATCTTATCTTTCGCTGCATTCTTTGCAACATTAATACCTTCAGTTACTCCTAAAGTAACGACCGATTGTAAACCTCCATCTGCTAAATCTGTGAGTGTACTAAAATCTGACATTACATTTAGTAAGCTGTCAGTTGTACTTGTTACAGCTTCAGTAGTTCCAACTGGAAATCCTGCTGAATCGTATTCTATCGTAATTTCTTTTGATTTAAGTACTATACTTGCAACACTCGATATAGAGCCTAAAGCATTTCCTAATCCTGCAATATCTCCAGAAGCTAAAGCGTTAATCGCTTCAGTTCCTCCAGTTTGTAAAGCCTGTAGTCCGCCTTTTACTTCGTCTATTGCTCCAGTAAAAGAACTTAATTGAGAATTAGTAAAATCAGAAATTCCCTGAGAAACAAGATCTTTAACATTCTGAAGCTGAGCTGCTTCTTGTATCTGCTTTTTAGTTTGTTCTACTTGTCTTATCTTAGCACCCACTATGCATTCTCCGTTTCTAATTTAGCAACTAAGCACTGTTCTAATACTTCTTCTTCGTCTACTGGGTCAAAATTATCTATATAGTATCTTTTAATGATTTGTGCAGAGCCATTAACGCCTTCTACTTTTGTTGACTTAAGCAATTTACCATTTGCAAATCCCTTTAAACCTCTGAGTTCATAAAGCACAAATCGCAATTGAATTAAATATCTTTGAGATAGTAATACTGAAGCTTCACCACCTTTCGTAAATTTTAAAGAGAAATCAATTAATTCACTTTGTCGATTTTGATTCCAGTTTCCTATACCACTACCTGCAGGATTTAATAATGATGCGTGATCTAAATTACCTACAATCCCAGCAGCCTGATTTATTGTATAACCATTATCGATAAAGAATTTCATTCCTTCAGATCTTCTCCTCAATCTTTTTGTTGCTTCACTTGTAATTGTATCACTTTGTAATGCTTCAACAGGTAAGTTTTCAACTTTATCTCCAAATGCATATTTTTGTGCTGCTGTTGGATATTCGTCTTTTGGTAAAGATCCAACTACTAATGGTAATTGAGATGCAGCACCGTCCATAAAAAATCCAAAGACTAAAGCACCTGCAGTTAATTTTGGTGTTCTGCCTAAACCTGAAACACCAGCCTCAGTTGTTGGTAAAAGTACCTGAGCCCAAGGTAAATCTGCTTCTGGTATGTCTCCTGTACTTGGCGAATGAACACCACGTATTCTTATTTTTACTCTACCTTCTAAGCCATAAGGTGGAGTACTGTTTATCACAGTTGCAACAAACCATCGACTTCTATCTCCGTAATGCTCTAACATTATGCAAATACCTCATAGTTTCGTGATAACTTAGTTGCATACAATGATACACTAACTTCAGAGCCTACAAACTTATATCGAAGAGAGTGAATCATGTAATCTCCAGTTTTTTCTAAATCAATTACATCTGTTAATTCTGATGCAGTATCTTGTGATGAGTTATTACTGTTAAATATAAACGATGCAATAGATGATACAGGAGCTCCAGCAGCTATAAAATTATAACCTGGTACTTCTGCTGTAATCATATTTTCTAATAAGAAAGCTTTCGTTGCCATATTCTCTACTTTCTTTCTATGATCTGATTTACTATTCTCATCATAGTAAGTTCGATAATCTGCATAAACATTCGATGATGTGATCTGATGAAAGTACATCGATGGCTGATTATTATAATCATCAAATGCATCGAACACATTTTGTTTTGGTACGATCTCTTTCCTTTTTAGATCTGTAAAATGAGTATTGCTTTTATATTCAGTTTCTAAAGAAGTATTTGAATTAATATCTGATACTGAAAATTTAGAATGAATAGCACCAGCATCGAGAAGTTTAAACGTACTATGTTGATTATCAAATACATGATGCTTAATAATCTGATACTCTGGATTTGTCCATCCTGGTGCCGAGTTTGTAAATGCAACAGATTGAACAAATGGCGCAGTCTTATATCGAGATTGATTATTGAATGGAGGTTGTACTAAAATATTATCTAATGAATCTAAAAATATTCCATCTTCTGTTATTGTAGAATACATGAAATAAGGTGTGCCATTTACAGATGTACATCTATTCAACAACCATTTTATGGCTTGTAATGGAGTAAGATATGGAATAACAACTTTTATTGGCTTTTGTATTGGATCATCAGTTAGTTTTATTAATCCTCGCTCATCTCCTAATAAACTCTCATCTGTAAGTATCTTGTTGATAATTTCTACAGGTGTTCCAGTATATGATCGACTGAATTTTTTAAATCGATCAATATAATAAATTGGTTCACATAAATCAAACTGAACCATAGCAGCTCTATCATTTGCTTTTATCATACTTCGCATATTTGTCATCACAAATTCTTTTTCGATAATGTAACTATCTTCAGTTAAACTAAATACTTCGATAAAAACTTTTAATCTCTCAGTTCCTTTGAATTGAAGATGTCTGTTTCCATCAAAAATAGAGTTATCATCAAGCATTGATACTCTACCTGT